TGCTGCTGCTGCGAGTGATAAAGCACGGATTGCAGCTCAAACTGGGTATTGGAATTCTTATTATAAAGCTCAAGGTGTTGCAGCAACTGCAGCCATGAGGGAGTCAGCACAAGCAGCTAAACTTGCAGCAGTAGAAGCAAATAATGCAGGGGGAGCTTTCAGTAGTTTTGGTGATTTAGTTACAAAGGCATTTTCTTCCTACCTTGTTATTCAATTTCTTAGCACTTTAAAAAATGCTACATCCGCTGTTTTAGAGTGGATGGGTAATATGGAAACGTATGGAATTGCTATTGCATCTTCCTTACAAGTAGGTGGAAACTATGTAGAAATTACTACGGGTAGAGTTTTGGCGGGAGCGGAGGCGTTTAATACTGCACAACGTGATGCCAAAGGTGTTATTGAAGCATTGCAGGTTGCTAATTTTCAAACTGTTGCTACTCTTGACCAATTAATTAGAATGTACCAAGAAGCCTTGCCTATTGCAATGAAAAAAGGCTTCGATAAAAAGATGGTCCAAGATTTCACCTTATCAGTTACGCAAGCTGCGTCTGCTATGGGTGTTTCAATGGATATGATGGCTGAGGAAGCCCGGTCTTTATTGACTGGTGCTATCAATATGCGTAATAGTCGTGTCGCTGTTGCTCTTGGTATAACTCCAGAAGATGTGCGTGAAAATTCCGCAAGTGCTGGTCAATTATTTAGTTTTTTAATGGGGAAATTGCAAGTTTATAGAACTGCCGGAGAAGCCCTTCAGAATTCATGGAGGGGTTTATGGTCAAATCTTAAAGATGTTATGATGCAAGCTGGTGGTAAAGCGTTAGAACCTCTTTTTGAAGGTATAAAAACACAGTTAAAAGAGGTTGTTGATAGCATCGTAACACTTGATAAAGAAGCTGGAAAAATCATTTGGAATCCGGCTTTTCTTGAGGGAATCAATACTATTAAAAATGGGCTTGTTCAGGTAATGAACACTGTTACAGCCCTTCGTAATGTTATGGAAGGGTCAGTCATAGGAAAGATTTTATCTGTTCCATTTAAAGTTGCTGGTGCTGCTGTAGATTTTGTAAATGATCCTAACGCTACGATTACTAAGTATCTTGGGAGTTACAACCCCAAAACTGGGGGAGCAAATTTACCTCAGTGGTTACAAGATCGTAGTCCAGAGAATATGGACAGGGAGATGATGGAAAGTGCGATTAAAAGTATAAACGCACAGAAAACTATAACCATAAGGGAATTTGGTAAAACTTTAGAAGGAGGAACTGAAAAAGAGTGGGTAAATATATGGGTAAAAAAATACGCAGAACAAAATAAACTTGATCCTACTGAAATCGCTGGATTGTTGCAAAAGGAGGGAGGAGGCAGTTACAAATTTAATTATAATCCCGAAGGTGGAGGTTTTGGTGCTGTTGGGTATGGACAAATTCGTAAACCTGCATTAGATCAGCTTAATAAATTAGGGTATAAGTATGAGTTAAAAGACATAATGGACCCTATTACAAATATTAAAGCTACAACTGAATATTATAAATATCTTAAAGACAAATTTGGAAGTACCGAAGAAGCATACAAGGCGTTTTATGGCGGGGAGGGGTTTTTAACTGCCCATTATAGTGATAAACCGATGAAAGATGATCAAAGTAGGTATGCTAAGGCTTTTGACTATTCACAAGGTGCTTTAAAATATCAGAAAGATATTATTGATAAAGGAGATTTAAAAAAGCCTGTCAATGCTGAGTTAATTTCAAAGGTAGAAATGACGGAGATTGATAAAAAAGACTATCAAAAAATAGTTGCTAAGTGGTATACAACTGCACAACAGGCGTATCAAAAAGAGTTGGATTTAGAAAAAGTTTTTACTGAACAACAAAAAGCTGAAATAGAAACTCAACATCAGTCAAAAGAGCAAAATAACGCAGATAAAGCTGTGGCGGAAGAATTATCTGCTCGAAGAATTATTGAAATAAAACAGGAGTATCTTGATAGATTAAAGTTTTTGGGTGAAAATGAAGTTCTTCTTAATGAAGGAAAAGGGGTAGAATTAACTGCAGATGATAAGACAGAGAGAGCGAGAAAGTTAGGACATGATCTTTTCAAGGTTGATCTTGATATTCAAACTGATAGAATTCAATTACAAACTAAGATAACTCAGGAGGAGCAAAGACAGCGTGAAGCTGACAATGCAGCAGCATTAAAAGTAGCTTCTGAAAAAGTAGGAATGGCTCAGTTTGAATACGACAATTTGAAGAAAGTAAATGATTTAAAAGTAGGTTTAATGCAAATGACTCCGACTCAGGCTATTGATTCGGAGACTGCCGCAAGAAGAAATTTGTTAAATGCAGAATTAAACCAACTTGATGTTGAAGACAACTTAGCAAAAGCCTCTGGCAGTGCTGCAAGTTCCGCTCAAAAAAGGGCTAAAATATTGGCTGAATTAGCTAACCCTGAGAGAACTCGACTTGAAGCAATCGAAAAATACATTGCATCACAAGAGCAGGAATTAAAGAAAACTACGGACCTTACAAACGCATATATGGCGTATAATGAGGTTGTTGGTGTTTTTAATGATGAACTTAAAGTGGGATTGCAGATAGAAACATTAATGACAAAAGCCAGAGAAGCGGATGCTCAAGGACTTGGTAAATTGGCTACAGTGTATGTAGCTACAGCTAATGCAATTCGGAATTTATGGAGTGGTCCTGATTTTTTTGTTGGGTTCAAAACTGCTTTGAGAGATATGACAAATGAAATTGGATCAGCAACAAAGCAATGGACCGAATTGTTTAAAGGTGTTTTTGATGAGTTAAAAACTGGTTTATCAAGCGGTATTTATGAGTTGTTTAAAGGAAATCTTAATTTTAATAAACCTGGACAATTAGGTAATGTTGAAGATCGGTTAAAAGCAAATGCTGCTCAAAGAGAAAGATTAGAATTACAACTAACTGAAATAGATAATAATGAGGCTTTAGATGCAAGTCAAAAGAAAATTGCAAAAGATGCGATAGATTTGCAGATAAAGCAACTGGATGCTGCAAAAGATTTACTTCAAAAACAAAAAGATGCTGTAACAAATTCAAAAGGTATTGAAGATTTATGGCAAGGATTTTTAGATGCCCTTACAAGAAAAATTGCTGATTTTATGGCAAGTAGTATTGTTATTGAATTTATAGCTTTCCTGTCTGGTAAATCATTTGGAAGTAGTGCTTTGGGAGGTCTTTTCGGTCTTGGGGGAGGTGGGGGAGCTGGGGGTGAATCAGGAGTTGCGGGGACCGTTGTTGATAAGGGAATTGGAGCTCTTTGGAATTATTTTTTTGGTGGAAGTGCTGCTGCCCCGTTGGTGGCTGCTACCTACGGAGCCGCCCCCGCTACTGCCGCCTCAACTTATGGGTCTTTGGCGATGGAAGGGATAGGCGCGGGTGGAGGCGCTGGAGCAGGCGCAGGGGCCGGTACGGGTGCAGGAGTATATGGTTCATTGGCGATGGAAGGGATAGGCACCAGTGCCGGGGCGGGAACTGGTTCGATGTCCGGACTGGGGTGGATTGGCCCTGCTGCCTATGCCGTTGGGTGGCTTTATACTGCCTACAAAATCTATCAAGGTACACAGGATATGGCATCCAACAATGAGGTAATGGCTCAACAGAGAATTGTTGGAGGGATAAATAGTCTTTCTACTATGTCAGGAGAATATGCCGGACAGGATGTAACAAAACCTGAATCTGAAGGTGGTGGTAACTTAAAGACGTTGGGTGAAGGTGCGACTGATAAAGAAAAGATGGAGTTTATTCAAGGTTATATTCAGCAAATGCGTGATTATGGAAAGGAAGCAAAATTAACAGAAGAGCAAATTTCAGCATTAATAACTAAGGCTATTAGTCCTCAGAATGAAGCAATGCGTAAGGCAGCAGATTTAATGAATAGAATAAGTACCACTACTACAGATATGAATGGCAATATCGTTACCACAACCGCAAATATGGCTGCCATGAAAGATATTCTGGCAGGAATGAATCAAGCTACTTTAGAAGCATTACCAAATTTAGGAAGTTATGGTTCACTTTTAAGAGATATGGGAATTAATTATGATACTTTTAATTCTCGAACTATTGATGCGGCTTTACTTACTGCTGATTTATCTACTGCTTTTGGATTGCTTGATGGGGGTTTAACAAATGTCGAAGTTGGTCCGTTTACCGCTTTACTTGAAGTAATGAAAGGTGCAATAGAACAAAACGGACTTTCTATCCTTACTCTTATTCCTGGGTTAGAAAAATTCAGGGAAATTTTAGCTCAAATTGGAATTGATATAGAAAATTTACCAACTGACAAAACGATCACAATAACAACAACATTCGTTGAAGGTGAAAATCCTAATTCCGGTCCTTTACCGGAACAATGGCATAAAGGTGGTTTTGTTGGAAGTTTTCATAAAGGTGGATTTTTAAAATACCATCCTTGGGGGGGCGGAATTGGAGCAGACGAAGTTCCAATTATAGCTCAAAGGGGTGAATACGTTTTGAGTAAAAAAGATGTAGAATTTATAGACAAAGTAAAAGGAAATAGTGGTGGTTATAATCAAGTAATAAATATGCCTGCAATACTCCCACGAATAAATGTAATTGTAAATAATCAGTCTGGTGCTGGTGTTCAATCTGCAGGAGTGTCAAGAATTACTAATGATGAGTACATTATTGATGTGTTATTAAAAGATATTCACGCAAACGGGCGTCTTCGTTCGGCTTTAAGTTTTGGATAGGGGAAACAAATGGCAAATTTTCCAACTTTTACTGAAAATGGTGTTGATATTCCGCCAAGTTACCCACTTGTTGAACAATTAGAGGATTCTACAATTCGTTCAAAATTTGATGGTGGGTATGTTCAAACAAGAGCAAGATACACAAGAATTAGAAAAACTTGGAAGATTAGTTATTTAAACCTTTCCAATACAAACAAAAACACGCTTATAACATTTTTAAACACGGTAAATGGAGGCGCTGATTCTTTTACATGGGTTAATCCTGTTGATACACTTTCATATTCAGTTCGATTTGCTGTTCCCCCTATTTGTTCTCATCATTTAATTGATAGATGGGACATTTCTTTTTCTCTTGAACAAATATGAAAAATCTTTCTTCAGCTCTCATAATTGAAAAGAATAAGTTATCTTCTCCTTATCCTTGGATTCCGTTAGTTCACTTTGCTTTTGCCGGACCTGTTGGTAGTGTTTGGTTAGCTGGTAATTTATCAGATGTGACTTATTTAGGACAGGTTTATACGGCTTTTGACATTGAGGTGCAACTACCTAATTCAAATTTAGAAGCATCTATTCCTGAGTGTAAAATAATTGCTGCTAATCAATCTCGTGCATTTGAGGAAATGTTAATCGTTACTGGTGGAGGTGTAGATACCAAAGTAACTTTAATGGTAGTAAATACAAATAATTTAAGCGCAGATTATTCAGCATTAACATGGAATTTTACTATACTACAAGCTACCTGCAATAGTAATTCAGTTGAAATGACGTGTAGTTTGTATAGTCCGATAGATAGAAAATTTCCTCCTGATAGATACTATGGTACAACTTGTAGATACAAATATTTTAAAGGTTCAGAGTGTAGAGCTTCCCATCCAGCGTCTACCTGTAATAGAAGTCTCGATCAATGTAGACAATATGGCAACCAAACAAATTTCGGTGGTTTTCCTGGTATTTTTAATAAAACTATAGCTTTTCTTTTTACAAAGAGGGTGTAATGAGTTCCATTACAGAATTAATTGATAAAATTTTGGAAGCTAACAAGGCCCAGAGTATGACGGCTTTGTTTGCCTACGAAGACCTTGTTAGATCAGGGAATCAACCTAAGTCAACAGTGCTTCCAAAAAAGGGAGCTCTTACAACTATTTATAGTGGGCTATCTAAAGCATTTAATACCAGAACAGGTAGTCCAAGGTTTTCAATACGAAAAGCAACTGCTGGTCCAAATCCTCGACCTCGTAAAGCCGATGCACCACTTCATCCTGAAGTGAAAGAACCACAAACATTTAGTTGGACACCTTTAACCACAATGGAGGCAGGATTAACCATTCCTTATCTTTATGGCACAATGAAGACTAAGGGAAATGTGATTACAGGTAATATTGGAGGTTCCAACAACACAGCTATTCAGCAGCAAATAGGGTGTGTTGTTGCTGTTAGCAAAGGTCCGATAGAATCATTTGTTTCTCTTTCTGTAAATGGGGAAACCCCTTGGAATATTCCTGATCAAGTCAATATTGATTATCGCTATGGGTGGAATAACCAACCTATACTTTCAAATTGGAATGACGCTTATCGTACTATTTCTATGAATGATACGGTTGTTAATGCTGGTGATCCTGTCGTCGTTTCTTTGGATATGTCTGGTTATGACGATGCTTGGATTTATTTAAAATTTCCAAGTGGTTTGTATAGTCAAGCAAATTCAAGTAGTGATTTAGCAGACGAGGGCTGTCATGTTAGAGTATCAATTAGACCTGTTGGGGGAGATTACAAACTAATTTATGGTGGATTTATTCACGCCAATAGAAGAGTCATAACCAGATATTACATTCGTTTATATTTAGATAACTGGGGACATTATTTTGATCCTTTAGCTGATGTTACTTATGAAGTTCTAATTGAAAAGATGACAAGTGATAAAAAATCAAGTGATATTCATTCTGATCCAACTGATAAATCTGTAGCAGAAAATAGTTTAGTTGTTGAAAATATTGGTGTAGGATCGAGAGATGATTTTGCTTATAATGGAATAGCTCTTGTAGCTATTATGGAAACAGCCACGGAATCTTTAAATGGTTCTCTTGATATATCTACAGTTGTAAAGGGAAGAAAAGTTAGTGTTTACACTACCCCGACTTCTTATACTTTAGAATGGTCTGATAATCCTGCTTGGGTTTGTTTTGATATTCTAACTCAGCCAATATGGGACAATGCAAGTTATTCTTGGGGGGATCTTGGTGGTGGAGTTTATGGGTGGATTCCTTCTACATTCACTCTTGCAAGATATGATGGTATTGATCCTTCAGAGATAGACATTCAATCATTTATTGATTGGGCTTACCATTGTAATGAAATAGTTGATTCACCAGCTTATTATACGCCAGAACAGTCTGGTAATGAAAAGAGATGTACTTTCAACGGTATTTTTGAATCAATGACAAATATATGGGACGCTGCTCAATCTGTGGCTGAAAATGCTAGAGCTTGGTTGATACCCCCAAGTGGAACTTCTAAATACAAAGTTATTTTAGATAAAATTACCAGCCTGACTCAAATGTTCACAACGGCCAATATAATACAAGATTCATTGGAGGAAACTTATACATCAATAGCAGATAGAGCTTATGCTCTGCAAGTTGATTTTGTTAATCAAGAGAATGATTGGGAGCCTGAAACTCTTAATGTTGTCTACCAGATTGACACTTCTCGTGAAGAAACAATGAGTCTTTTTGGAATTACAGTTCCATCTCAAGCATGGCGTAGAGCAATGTTAGATATTTATTATAATGCCTACGTTACGGTAGAAGTTCAATTTAATGTCGGACAGGATGCGTTAAATTGTGAGGTAGGAGATGTTGTTGGCGTGCAAAGTGAATTACCACAATGGGGGTATGGTGGTAGAATAGTTTCTGCAACCAATTCTGTCATAGAATTAGATAGAGAAGTTGAAATACTTACGGGAACTAATTAT